ATCAAAGAAATTGCTGAGGTTGTAAACATTCAAGAGATTGCCTATGACCGTTGGAACTCTAGTCAGTTGGTTATTGACTTGGTGAATGATGGACTTCCAATGATTCCATTCGGTCAAGGTTTTGCTTCAATGAGCGCACCAACAAAAGAGCTAGAAAAAATCGTTTTAGCTAAAGAATTAAATCACGGAGGAAACAAAGTGCTTCGTTGGATGTGTTCTAATGTTGCCATAAAAACAGACCCCGCACAAAATCTCAAGATTGACAAATCAAAGGCAACAGATAAAGTTGATGGAATGATTGCTCTTGTGATGGCTTTAGGTTGTTATATGAATGGCAATGAGCCAGAGGATAACGCTTACGATGACAGAGGTTTCGTGTTTATTTAGGGAAGTGTTTTGTATCTTTGTAGTATAGTTAGCTATTCTTATGGGATTATTTGATTTTCTCCGTTCAGAAAAAAGAGATAACGGAAACACTTTTCTTAAAGTCAACTCTCCATTATTTGGCGCAAATGCTGGAGTTGCTGTTGACAAAAACTCTGCACTTTCTTTCTCGGCTGTTCTAGCTTGTGTGAGAGTTATCTCGGAATCTATCGGTTCACTACCTATCCACACATATCGAGTTGAAGAAGATGGTGACAGAAAGATGGACAAAGCGCATCCCGTTTCAAAACTAATCCAAAGACCAAACCAATATCAAACAACTTACAACTTCTTTTCGGTAGCAATGACAAACTTGCTTCTTGAAGGGAATTGCTATTTCTTAATTGAAAGAGATGGAAGTGCAAGACCAACAGCGTTGATTTATCTCAATCCAGATAAAGTAGATGTCATTCCTTTTGAAGGAAACTTATTTTATCAACACGCTGACTTTGAACAACCGATTCCACAAACTGACATCCTTCATTTTATGGGGACTGGCTTCGATGGTAAAAAAGGAAAGTCAGTTTTAAAGATGCAACAAGACACAATCGGTCTTTCTTTAGGTGCTAATATTACAGCAGCGACATACTTTGGACAATCTGCTCAAGTGGCTGGAGTATTAAAAACAGACCACAAGTTAACTGATGAACAAATTCAACGCTTAAGAAACTCTTGGAACTCAAGACATCAAGGTCCTTACAATTCAAACAAGACTGCAATCTTAGAGCAAGGAATGGACTTCAAGCCGATTTCTATAAGTGCTAATGATAAGCAGTTGCTACAATCAAGACAGTTTCAAGTGGAAGAAATAGCTAGGATTTTCCGTACACCCCTCTCGTTGATTGGTCATCTCGAAAAGTCAGCAAACCATAACTCTATCGAACAACTATCAACCGACTTTGTTCGCTTTACTTTGACTCCTTACTTAGTACAGTTGGAACAAGAGATGAATATTAAATTATTCAGAGAGAATGAGTTTGGAGAGTATGAAGTAAAGTTTGATACAAAAGGATTATTGAGAGGAGATAGCAACGCAAGAGCTACTTATTATCGTGAGATGATGCAAATAGGAGCATTGTCAATCAACGAGGTAAGACAAGCGGAGCAACTAAACAGAATCGGAGATGAGGGTGATGTTCACTATTTCCCATTGAACTTTGCTCCGATAGGAACAACAGAAGAAAGCAATGACTAATTTTCCAACAAAAGGAGAGGATAAAAAGATTAGTCTTAGAAACTCAAACCACCCTCAGTTTGATTTTGATTTTGCTTCAAATGTCAAAGAACAAACTCCAGAGATTTGGAAAGCTGGAGGAAATATAAGAGGGAATGAAGCTTTCAAGCTGTGGGAAAGAGCAAGAGGAGGAGATGAAAGTCCTTCTGTTTTAGAGTGGATAAAAGAAAGAGAAGCTTGGGTTGCTAGACACTTTGAAGATGGAAAACAGTTTGAAGGGGACACAGAGCCGAACTTATCAAACATCGGTGGTGTTGTAGCACAAATGAAATGGGGAGCTATTGGAGTGTTAGGAGAGCAAGGGATGAAGGATGTTATTTTAGAAATGACAAAAAAGCTAGAGGGCAAAAAAGAAGAAAAGCAGTTGAACGAAACTGTAATGAAAGCCCTTGAAAATAAAGTTGAAGAACACAATGAAGAAGTCAAAGATTTAGATGTTGATTGGAATCCAAGAGTAACACTAAAGACTTTAGAAACGGTTATGGAAAGAGGGATTGGAGCATACAAAACCAACCCAGAAAGTGTAAGACCAAATGTAGGAAGTCCAGAGCAATGGGGATACGCTAGAGCAAACTCTTTTCTTTTCGCACTTGAAAAAGGAAGATTTCAAGGTGGAAAACACGATACTGATTTGCTTCCAGAAAACCATCCAGTAAAATTGGAGATGGAAGAAAATAAACTTGTAATTATGAAAGAAGAAAGACACATACAAAAGATTGAGGAAACAGAAGATTCAATCATTGTTTATTATGGTAAGTCTGAAAAGGATGTTCCTATGGAAGATGATATGATGGAGGAAACTCCAATGGAAGAAAGCGAACACATCGAAGGACACGATGAAGATGAAAAAGAAACTATCTACTCTCGTTCAAACCCAAACGCTGAAATAAGAACTTTCAATGTTCAAGATTTAGAGCTTAGACAAGAAGGAGATGACAATGTTGTTGTTGGATACGGAAGCGTGTTCAATACACTATCAAACGAACTTGGCGGATTCAGAGAGATTATTGCAGAGGGTGCTTTTGATGGTCGTTTGGAGGATGATGTTCGTTTCCTTATCAATCACGATGGGCTTCCTTTAGCTAGAACAACAAACGGAACGCTTCGCTTATCTACTGATGAAAGAGGTCTGAAATATGAAGCAAAGGTTGCAAACACTTCTCTAGGTCGTGATTTAATAGAGCTAATGAGAAACGGAACAATCAATCAAAGTTCTTTTGCATTCGTTGTTGAGGATGACTCTTGGGAGGTTCGAGATGGAATGAATGTGAGAACAATCAACAAGGTTTCTCGTTTGTACGATGTGAGTGCTGTTACATACCCAGCTTATGAAGAAGCATCTGTTGCACTTCGTTCAATGGAAGCTTGGAAACAACAAGAAGAAGAAAAGGTTATGAAAGAGAACCTTGAAAAAGAGAAGGAAGAAAGAGAGAAGGAAGAAATGGATTTAACAAAACGCTCTCTCGCTGAGTTGCGTTTGTCAATCATAAATAAAAAGTAATAATTTTAAAAACTGAAAAAAGATGAAAACATCTAAATTCTACACAGAGGAGAGAGCTTCAGTTGTTGAAAATATGGAAGCAATCGTTGACTCAGCGAAAGTTGAAGGTCGTGAGCTTACAGAAGCTGAAACAACAGAGTTTGATTCTCTAAATGAAAAAGCTAACTCTTTAGAGGGTATGGCTAAGCGTGCTGCTTCATTTGAAGCATTACAAGCTAACAAAGCAAAATCAGCTGAAAAAGTAGTTGACACTCCAAAAGAGATGCGTGACTATTCTTTCCAAGATGCAATGAAAGCTGCTTACTCTGGTAAGTTAGAAGGTCTAGTTGCTGAAATGGACCAAGAAGCTAGAAACGAGGCTCGTTACACAGGACAAATGTTTAAAGGTATTGCAATTCCTTCTGCTGTGTTGGAATCTCGTGCGGTTACAACTTCGGCTTCAAATAGTGTTGAAGCTATGAGTTTTACAGACCAATTAGAGGCAAACTTGGTTCTTGCTTCTGCTGGTGCAAACTTTTACTCTGGTGTTAACAATATGAAGTTCCCAGTTATTAGCGGCATTTCTTCTGCATTCATCGCAGAAACTGGAGGAACTCAAGCTGCTGCTGGTTCAACTTCTAGCTTGACACTTTCACCACAAAAATGTATTTCTGTTGTTGAGGTATCTGCTGAAGCTATGACTCAGAATGCTGGAATCGAAGCTGCCTTGAGAAGAAACCTTGCTGCATCGGTTGCTGCTCAGTTAGAGCAAAACTTATTAGCTGGAACTGACTTGGCTGCTGGTCCTCAATCTATTTTTGCTGATGCTGCTGATGGTGGCGCAACTTTAGATGCTGCTGCAATCTTAGCACTTGAGTCAACTGTTTTAGGAAACGATGTTCCTTTGTTAGGTGGTCGCTTCGCTTACCTTTGCAATCCTGATGCTTTAGCTATTATCAAAACTTTGATTCAAGCTACTGGTGTTGAAAGCATTTATGACAATAGAGATAAGACAATCAACTCTTACTTCTCTTTTGTTTCAACAAATGTAGGTTACAAATCTTCAAGCAACTTTGACAATGTATTATTCGGAGATTTCTCAAGAGTACACATTGCACAGTTTGGTGGTTTAGATTTATTATTTGACCCTTACACTTCTGCTGCTCCTGGATCGTGACTGGGAAACAAAAGAGAAGTAAGAGTT